AACGCAAGAAAAAAGGGTTTATGAGATGAACTCATAAACCCTTGATTCTTGAAGCTTGTGGTGGGTGCTACAGGGGTCGAACCTGTGACCTACGCCTTGTAAGGGCTCTTGAGAACCCGCGCTACGCTTAGCTCTTGGGGCATCCCCCTATGAAGGGAAGCGATTCCATGTCCCAAAATCTACCACAATTTACTGCGGTTTACCCACTCCAGTGTCCCAAAAGTGTCCCAAGATTTGCAGGTTCTTGGCATCCCAGAACCTGCATTATGGCAAAAAGAAAGCCCGCTTTCGCGGGCATCTTTGTTTACGGTCACGTTCCTAAGTTGTAACTTCTGGGTCGCTACTTATTAAGGGCTGCGGTCACAAGCTTGGCAAACTCCACCAAGGTCAGTAGACCTACAGAGGCGCCCTTGGCATCACAGACCGTGATAATCCCCTGGTCAGTCTTGCTAGACCAGGGGAACGGGTGCTGCGTGCGGATGTCTTTAAGCGTCAAGATCACCCCGCCGCGATAGCGCTATCGAACTGCTTGATGATTTGCTCCAGACTGTCAGCATCATCCTTGTCGGTGCGGTAGCCAGCTTCAGCCATTCGCGGCAAGAAGAGAGAGTGGGTCTTTCCATCTTTCGAGGGCTTCATCACCGAATTGCTGACGATCGGGTAGATTTTGCCGATATAGTCTTCGGGGTCAGCGTCGACCGCATCGCGCATGGCTTCATTTTTGATTGTGACGTCGACTTCGAGCAACCCGCATGAACTTCGCATGGCAAGAGCCCCCGCCCTGCCCTCGTTCTTCGTGCCCTGCCGCCCGGGGTTAACCCCGACGCAAATCAGGTCGACCACTGCTTCGAGTTTCAGCTTTACCTGCTCTTTCGAGGTGTAGTCGCCCCAGATGGCGGTCTTTTGCTTAATGACGGTTCCCTCTTTACCCTTCACCAGCAGCTCACGGTAGTGAGCGTATGCCTCTTCTAGCGAGTGAACCACCCGAGTATCAATGACTGAAAGGCGGGGCAATGCGGCGCTATTGGCCGCTGCCGTGGGGATGCGGCGAAGCAGTGTCATCAACCGCTCGATGTAGGGCTTTTTGTAACGCGCCTTGGGCTTGACCTCTTCCAGGGGAATGCAGTCCCAAATTTTGCAAATGACCACGTAGCCCTCTTCAAGCTTTCCGCCCTGGGCTACGCTATTGAGCATGCCGTTCCCGATTTCGCGCGCGCACTCTTTACCATCAGGGCTGCGCACCAGGAGCTCTCCATGGGTCTGGGTGTTGACCGGGATACTGAAACGAATAGCCTCGACCAGAGGGGAAAGCTCATCAAGCGGAATCGGCGTGCCCTGGCGCGATGTCAGAGCCACAACGCCGCCCCGCTCGCAATTGATATTTACGAACATGCCATCCGCTTTTTCCTGGCTGATCACCCCGCGCCCCCAGTTCCACTTAGACAGGTCGGTGTCTTTGGGCAGCGAACAACGCATGTAAGGGAATGTTGCAATGGTGCCCTTGAACACCTTGTTGACTGTCGACGCCCCGAACCCCGCCCTCAAGTCTTTCTTGATGATGCGGGTCAAGAGTTCTGCGCTCTTGGCGTCAAGCTGATTCAGCGCTTCCAGAACAGCATCGCGCGCCGCGTTGCCCGAAAGCTCGCGCGATGCAAGCTGGCGAAGCAAACCGAATCCGCTGATGCCATCCATACACAGCCCGCCCACCGCGTCGCTTGTGCGAACTGGAACGTTCTGGATGCCATAGGTGGTAAAGGGGTCCAGCGCCGCTTCGATGACATTCATAAAGTTAATGTCTTGCCCGTGCTTGGCGATTAGGGCTTCCTTGTCTTTTTTGCCGGACACGCCTGCAATTTCTTCGATCGCGTCGAAAACCTCGCTCGATGTCATCATTGCGCGTCACCCGTTTCAGCTTCCTGGCCCTGGCTTGCCAGCTTTGCCAGAACGACTTCCCGATTGCGATTCAGGGTTGCCTCTGAAAGTTCCGTAGTCCGGATGCGCTCGATCAGACTCGACCAATATGCTCGAATGGCATCATTGTCTACGTTGCCCTCTTCCATCATCGAGCACCACGTCAGCGTGCAGCTTTCGGTCGCCAGCAACGTCGCCATGATGACCGGGTGAACCTGTTCTGCCTGCATAATTTCTGCTACCGATTGGCAGAAGCGCTCGTGGATGCGTCGTAGCGTAGCGACAAAATTTTCTTTATCTTCTTCAGAAAGTTGCTCAAACGCTTGGTCTTGCATTCTTAAATTCCTTTTTGGGAGATTGACCGCCCTGGCATGGGCTATGCAATGATTTATAGTGAGTATTTACTTACGGTATCGGATATCACCCGCGTGCTAATCCAGAACGAAGTGACATACGCAAGGTGACTGCGCTCTGCTGGGTAAGCGGCGTTGCCCTGTAGAACGCCTGGCGAACGACTTCGGTAGGCACCTCGTTGGGGTCTTTACCTGGGGGCAAGATGGCGATTCGAACCGTCAACCCGACTGATCGGGCGTGGAGCCCTGCTTTGATGGCGTCTTCGATTGCTGCAAATTCGCCGTCCCACATGATCGTGAGCTCTTCCAGCCCGCGCTCTTTGAGCATTCTCAGCTTGTCTAGCTGGCCCAGGGCTAGGTGCTTGCCAAAGCTGCCTATGGGCACCACGTCGCGCAGGTCTGGGTCTTCATCCAGGGCGATCTTTGCCGCGATCACGTCAAACACCCCCTCGCACAGCAGCGCGCGTCGTGTGCGAGCGACGTTGTGTGCGTTGAATAGGTGTTCGCCCGTGGATGCGAAGCCAATGGGGAAGAGGTATTTCTTCTCAGCGGTGCCAGTGGTGTCGCGCCCCTGAAAAGAGACCAACTCACCATTGATGTCGTAAATCGGGATGATGACCCGGTTCGTGTAGTCGACCACAAAGTCGCCCGCGTCCCAGAACGCATCTTTGCTGTAACGAAGGTGAAAATAGCGGGTGGCGTCCTTCGTTATGCCACGACGGGTGAGGTAGGCAAGGTTGCGGTCGCCCACGGGTAACTCAAACGACTCGGGCAGCACCAGACGCTTCGATTCGTTGCTTACAGCGAGCGCCTTACGGGCGGGACGCCAGCCGATCTCGCGCCCGACCTGCAGAATGTGTTCATCGAGTCCCTTGCCGCCAAGCCCAGAACTGGCCCGTATGAAGCTGAAGCGGTTGAACTTCGCCTCGCAGGAACCCGAGAAGCAATTCCCGAGTCCCGTGTCTTGATTAAGAAATACCTTCCATTTGGAAGTGCCGCAGACCGGACAGGTTCTGATGTTGTATTGAGCGCCAGAACTACCATGGGTTTCGCGATACTCGACGCCCTCGCGGTCGAGGTATGCCCCGATGGGCAGTGCGTCAAGAACCTCGGCAACTTCAGGGTTTAAGGCCATTGCGGATCTTTTCTGCTATGTCGTGCTCGAACTGCGCCCGAACGCGTCTATTGCGCGCCCGCAAGTGTTCAAGCTCTTTACGGTCGACCGACATGCGCCACCCGGCAAACCCGATCACAGAAGCGGCCACCGCAATTGACCCAATCAGGATGGCGAACGTCCATAGTAGAAATTGCGCGTAGCCTGCGATAAGCCACTTCAGAAATTCAATTACCGCGTCCATCCGACTTGCTCTCCAATTTGTGCGCTTCAAGCGCGGCATCCAACAGGTCTTTAAGCATGCGCTCCCGCTCGGTAGGCTTATCGTCCCTGCGACATACGAGAATCAGCACCGTGAAGATGCCGATTACCGTAAGCGCCATGGGAACCATGATGAATGCCAAGTTCCAATCGATTCCGCCGCCCATTACTCTTCCCCAATCACTTCTGAAATGAAGATCATTTTTTCTAAGTCCTGGGCAATGCGAAGAGAAAAGCCATCTTGCTGGTTACGGCACGCAGCAAAGAACAGGCGCGCTTGATTCAGCGACTTCTCTTCATCGGTCTTGTTGATCGAAATGACGATGTCAGCGATACGAATCTTGTTGAAGTCTTCAGCGACATCAGTAGCGGTAGCGACCGCTTTCTTCGCGCCTTCCCGGTTCGTCTGGGTCGCGGTCAGAATTGCCAAGTCTTCCTGCATCGCCAAGCCACGCAGGGCGACATAGACCGACTTGGAGTTCTCGATACCACTGTCGGTCACGCGCTCAGGCTGCATAAGGTCTGCGTAGTCGACAATGACGAGGTCGAAAACGATACCCTTGGCTTTGTATCGCTCCAGCAATCGACGCAGGTCAGAGACGCGCATGGAGCCCGTCGGGAACTCCTGAATGATGAATTTGCCCGCCTTGCTCATGTAGTCTTTGACAGCAGCCTTGACCGTATGAGTGTTCGTCCCTAGCTGGCTCATTGCGACTTCAGCGATATTCGCATCGACCCGCTCAGCCATGATCTTGGCGGCGACTTCCAACGTCACATAAAGCACGTTGTAGCGCTGCGCCGACCCCGCAGCGGCAATGCCAAAGTCCATCAAGGCGGTGGATTTCCCGCCCTTGGCGGGGGCCATCAGCACCGATAACTCGCGCTTCCCCCAGCCTCGGTGATACAGAAGCTTGTCGAGCTCCGGGTAGCCCGTCGTCACACCCGTGGGCGGCAACTTGCCCGCCGCGCGCAGTAAACGCTCTTCTGTGCGGGCATCGATCATTTCGCCATAGTCATATGCCCCGCCATCTTCGTTGCGCCCGACGTTTGCAGCTTTGGTGATCGCTTGCTCGATTCGGTCGAAATCACGCTTATCGAGATAGCCCACCGAATCGAGGATTGCAGCGCTGATCGCCTGGTGCTTTGCGAACTGGGCCACCTGCTCCACGACATATTCACGGTCTGAAATGTCGACCTGGAACAGCCCCTTCTCGCTCTTGTCAGCGACATAGCGCGCGCAACCCACCCCAAGTTCTTTCGTGAGGACTTTGTTGATGATGTCGTGCTTGATCAGGTCGCCGATGACAGCCTTGTCGCCCGGGCACTTGCGATACTTGTCGAAATACCGCATAGCGATATTGACCAGTCCCGCGTTAGACTCAGATTCGAAATAGTCGGGGCGAATCAACCCCTCGGTTTGCTGCATAAACGTCACGTCACGCAGACAAAGTGCCGCGATCTTGGTCTGAAATGCTTCGTCAAACTCGTAAAGCGGTGCTGGGGCGCTTGCCCCAGCGGCAACACTAGCAGCTGGAAGTGCAGCACTCATTTGTTAGCCCTCCTTGGCGGCTACTTCAACCCCCTGGAAGAGCTCGATTGCATGCTTGAAGATTGTTACGGGTCGCTGCGATGACTCAGAAATAACGGTCACCGTGAACTTGTCGCGCGCCTTGATCGAACCACGAATCGTGTCGCCAGACACCAGCACAATTGCCACCATGGACCCTTCTTTCTGGTGACGCTCCAGAATGGCGTCATGCCCCTTTGCCACAAAGGGCTTCTTCCCGCCGCCTTGCAGTTTGCCCGTAACGGGTGCTGGGCGATTCACTGTTAACGTCCTGCGACGGTGCTCGGCAATCTGGTCTTGGCGAACCACTTCCACGGGGTCAGCTTTGTGCATGAAATATCCTGATTAAAGTAAGTGCTTACTACAAATTATGGTGAAAAAAAGCCTGTTGAATTAAGTCAGCGCCAAAGTGTTCGATGGCAACTGACTCGGGGAGCATCTTGTCTTTATAGACAAGGCGGGCCAGAACCCGTGCGGGCGCAGGTCTGGCTTGGACCTGCTGAACCAAGTATAGGTAGTAGGCATCTTGCTCTGGCAGACCGCAATAATTCGCTGCCAGAAAGATCGGGCTCTTCGCCAGTTGAAGCGTTTGGCGCTTCGCTTCGAGCCATGCCACTTCGACGTCGAGCGATATGTCGTCGTCGAACAGCTGATTGGGTCTGGGCAGATAACGCCAGCCCCTTTGAAACATGCGGTCAAAAACGAACCGCAGATAGAATGGGTAGCGACAACCGATTCGATCTGCCTCTTGGCGGGCGCGCCAGAATTGAAGCAGTGCGCCCGACTTGAAAATATCGTCAGCCACACCCGCAACTTTCAGGGTCAGTGCAGCGCCCGCATCTTGCGTCTTGGCATACTGTGCGCGGTATTGGCTGTCATAGGTCTTCACAAACAGCTGTGTCGCCCGCGATGGCAGCATGCGTCGGTAATCGAACCAGCGCAGCGAATAAAGCTCGGGCTCAAGCTCTCGAAACTGTGGCGGGACAAGCTTTAGTTCTTTCTCGACCAACTGGGCAAGATCGTCCAATTCAAACTCCAAATAAAACTGTCACTGACTTTGTAGTCTTCTGGGTGCGGAACCCGCCCTTCCAGACCTAACAGCGAAACGGTTAGCCGCTGTCGTATAGAAAGATTTAAGGTTTTAGAAGTTCTTATTTAAGAGGGGATGCCAAAATCGTGCTAAGTAAAGTCCGGTGTCCGCTCACAGGAAGCAAGAATGGGCGCGGCTACAGCGAAGCGTCCACTCTTACTTTCTTTTAAATCAATGACTTAATCTTCAGAGTATGCAGCGATAACTTCCGCAACGAACCCCGACCTCACAATGTCCTGACGGTCGAAGGTAATCACCTTTACGCTGGGGATGTGCTGGATGCGGTGCGCGGCGTCCAACAAGCCCGAATTGGGGATGTCTGTCTGGGCGGCATCGCCGTCAACCACGACTTTGCAGCCCTCCCCGATACGGGTAAGAAAGAGCTTCATCTGGCCCGGGGTAGCGTTCTGCGCTTCGTCAAAGAGCACGAATGCGTTTCTGAACGTGCGGCCACGCATGAACGCCAGGGGAACCGCCTCGATCTTGCCCGCTTTCAGGAAATATTCTGTCGGTCCCTTGCCCAGGCGCTCGTAGAGGATTTCTTTTACGGGTGCCAAGTAGGGCTCAAACTTTTCCGCAAGCTCCCCTGGGAGAAAGCCAAACTCTTCTTCACTCTCGACTGCGGGACGCGTCACGATGATCTTGTCGACGCGGTGGCTTTCAAGCATTTCTGCTGCAATGGAAGTTGCGATGTAGCTTTTGCCAGTGCCCGCTGGCCCCAGGCCAAAGGTGACATCAAAGTTCTTGATCGCGTTGATGTAGCGTTGCTGCTTGTCGTTCTGAGCAACCAGGGGCTCGACCGCGCGCTTGTGGGTCGCGGGGCGTTGCAGTTGCTCATGAAGGTCTTCATCGTTCGCTGCGACGCGCTTGCGATTCTGGGCCAGGGTAGGGACTTTACGTTTAATGCTGCGGGCCATATGTGCTACCTATGGGAGTGGGGAACTCAGGGCTGGACGCCAAACCTCTTCATTTGGTCTGCGATGGCTTGGTTAATCCAGTCGATTTTCTCGTTGTCGCGAATCTGAAGGTCGCGGTATTGCTTCTTTAGCGCTGTGTATGCGCGTGATAGCGTTGATAGGCGCACTTTCCCGTCCTGGCCCGGGACGATGGTGGGCGCGTCAGCGCTACGCTCCATAGCGCTGACGGGCGCTACGAGGATCGACTCTTTAGGGGGTTGCGTTGAGCAGCCGCACAAGATCGCTACTAAGCACAGGGTCACCAGGACAAGCCATGGCGGGACCGTTACCGGAGGGCGGTTCATCTTCTGTGGTCTCAACTAAGGAAGAAAGTGAATCGAACTGCGCTTGGTTGAACGCGAAGAACTCTGCGTTCTGACGCAATGCATCGTTTACTCGGGCTTCGCGCTGCGCAGCGTTGGCGACGACCCGAATGTCTGTCTGGCGTGCTTCTTGCAGCGCACGGGTGTTCGCCGCGTCGACGAACCGCCCCTTTGTATAGAATCCAGAGCCAAACCCAATGGCGAGCGCTACAGCGCCCACGATCAAGGCAGTCTTCAGTGCCGGGAGTTTTAGGGTGCTAAGAATCATCTTTTTTTCCACCCAAGCGATCAGACCAGCCCAGCGCTACACGTCGAATGAACTCGGGAATGCTGGCTTGGATCGCGTCAAGTGCGTAGCCACCTACCGCTCCACCGCCCAGGCCGATCACAGCTGCCATGGCAAGATGCGCGTCATGGGCAAAGCGGGCAGCAGCTGCAGCTGCGAATATCTCACCCACCAGCAGATTCACAACACCTTCGGAGAGACGGGGCTTTGCGCCCTCGCGGGTGAAGTTGCGCGCAGAACCCACCGCCCCGCCGACGAGCGCGACCAGAATCTGGGGGGTGAGCAATTCATTCATTAGGTGCCCTTCTTGGCGCACTCATTGATGATCTTGCGACCGACAACGAAGCAAAGCAGCGATAACTGGGGATACAGCACCATGGCGGTGGTCAAGGGCGGGTATGCAGCGACAAAGCCCACGCTCACAAGCGCCCAAACCAGTGAAGAGAGAAATAGCGAGTAACCGCCCAGGAAGCGGGCATTTATCTTGTGACTAAAGATGCCCACTATGGACATGAGCGACATTGCAAAGAACGCAGCTGCAGTCAAGCTCAAGGGCAATATGCCGAAAGCCCAGTAGGTCGATGTTTCGAACATGCGGGGGTCGACTATGGCAGCGATCCCCCACGACATAAATAAGGTTGCGTTGAAGACTTCGAACACACGGGTTTTGGTAGCAAAAAGCCACTCGATACCCGATTCGAAGAGGTTGTCAAAGAAGGTGAGAATTCCGTTCATGCTTTGCCCCTTAAGCCTGGTTATCAAAGAGTTTTGCGACCTCAATTGCGGCAATCCACTTCTTTTCCTGCCACTTGCGAAGGTCTTCCCGGTTAGAAAGAAAGAAGGTTTCAACGATGATCCCGCCCGCGTTGACGTAGCCCAGTGAGCCCCGGGCAGACTGGCTTTGGTCGATCCACCCCATATCGCCTCGCACACGCAATTCAAGCGTGCGTGCTATGGCGTTGGTCAGCTGGCGGGAAATGCCCTTGTCTTTGGGCAAAGAAATCGTTTCCACACCCGTGGCAGCGGGGTTCGTCGCTGCGTTGGTGTGGAACTCGATTGCATAGTCGGGCTTGTGCTTACGAATAAGCCCGATCGCTGTATTGAGGGTTTGGTTCTCGCCGCCCTCGCCATCGGTAAAGACGGTGTGCCCACGTTCGCGAAGTTTCAGGGCGACGATGCTGCGAAACTCAGCCATGAGTTCGCTTTCTTTGATGCCGAAGTAGGTAGCGCCACTGTCGGGCTTATCGACCGTTGCGTGCCCCGCAGTGATTACAAACTTAGCCATTGAAAAGTGTCCGTTTTCATATTGGCTCGATTTTAAGTAAGCACTCACTTACACTTCAAGCGAAGCTTAGAACACCGGGCGCTCGGGCCAAGAGACGTTGCGCGGGAAACCCTCTTGTTGAGGCACGCCCAGCAAATTCCGCCGATATGTTGCAATTGCTTCTCGCTGGGCTTCGCTTAGTTCGCTCCACCGAAGCGGGTGTGTGACAACTGAATCCAGTTCGCGCAGCAGCATATTTCGCTGTGAACGCACTTGTTCAGCCAGAGTCTCGTCCTCGCTGGGGCCATCGTAGGGACGAATCTTCCCAAACTTGCCCGCCATTGCTTTCTCGAACAGTTCCCTGCTGTGCGCCTCACTGTCATGTGGCGAAGCGGTATATGGCACCGCTTCGTTTAGCTCGACGAAGAAGACGTCCATGTCGATAGACGATTCATCGGGTGACGAAAACCGAAGATTGCTAACGGTGTTGTATTTCATGTGCGTCCTTTATGCGTAACGAAGCATGAGATTGACGTGATATCGGTAGGTGACGCCGTCACTTTGCGAAATGCTAGTCTCTACCCCGCCAACGCACCGCCACGAGCCCGTGAATCCATACGCGGTCTGCATCCACGAAGACCTTCTAAGCGCGCTACCTGCGAGGGTTGCGCCAATCGCCATTTGACCTGTGTTGATCGAGCCAGACCCATTCGTAGCATGCAGGGTATAAGAGCCAATTGCGCCCCCAGTCTTGCCCGCCAGTTTCGCGTCGATATCGGCAGCGGTCATAGGCGTCCCTACGTTCGCACTCGTCCAGACGCGGCCTCCATTGACATAAAGCTCAGCGCCGGGCATTTGGTATGTGCTGCCGTTGAAGTCCAGATAGCGACTGTTTGCCGCGTTCAGGAAAACGATGCCCCGGTTAGTGTTTCCGCCATAACCGCGCAGGTAGACTGCTCCACTGCTGATGGTCAAGTTGCCAGTCATCGTGTCGCCCGTTTTTGCGACGCGAGAGCCCAGATTGACAGTTGCAAGCGCTTGTTGAACGAATGCGGTGGTGGCGATCTGAGTTGTATTACGCCCAACAGCGGCAGTCGGCGCGGTGGGCGTGCCGCTCAGCGCAGGGCTTTCTAGCAGCGCAAATGCGTCTGCCTGCTTGCCATCTAGGAGGTCGGCGTTTAGGTTTGTGTTGAGCGTGCCATTGTTGATCGGGATACTGCCGTTAGCGTTGCCCGCATGCCGCCCGTCCAAAAGGTCAGCGTCTAGCCCCGATTCAGCACCGTCGTTGCCGGAGTGCCAGATTCGCGAGCCGACCTCTTCTGCTGCCTGTGTGATGTCAAGAAAGAACCCGCGCGTTTGGCCCCCTGTGTCGTAGATTTCTACGCGATTGCCCTTCAGCCGCAACGACATGTTGCCCGCCATCGTCGTGCCCGACTCGGGCTTTTCGAGAAGAATCGCAGCGCCGTTGTCGCCAGAGAGCGCCCTGCTCAGGGCTTGGTAAGCAATCTGTGCGGCTTGGGCGACTGGCGCTTCGCCTGCTTCTGTAGGGGCGGATAGGTCGAGCACCATCGCCCATGTGACAGGACTCGTGCTAAGCAGAATAAACAGCTGACGTAGGTCCGACCTGTAGCAAAGCATCCCGAGTTCAATATTGACGGTGGGGAACGCGCTGCCAGAACTGTTCGACAGTGAGGTTCGGTCGTTGTTTAGTAGCATCGCCAACGAACTCTGAAGCGATGCTGTGGACTGTATATGGGTATAGCTTTGCATTATTGCGCCCTGTGATTACTCATTACCGCAAGCTCAACGCATCTGCCCATCTACTTACTGCCAGCAAGTATGAACAGGGCGTCAAGATCGGGCTTGGGCTCAGACACCAACGCCCACGTTGCTTGAAGGAACGGATTGGCGCGTTCCCACGTATCAGCGTCATACTCAATCTTCGCTTTCATTTGCTGCACCGAGTCTTCAATAGCAGCGATCATCCCTTCAACCTCGATGAGCTTGCCCACTTCCAGAAGCGCCAGACGTCCTTGGCGGCGCGTGACGGAGGGAGGGACGGCGGTGGGTAGTCCCCCTGCCGCCCGGAGGTTTGCAACTAAATCAGCAACTTGATGCGCAGTCGGCTGAGGCACCCCATCTATTTCCCAAGCGACAATCTCTGAATCAACCTCTTGGATGCCTTGGTTGTTTGTAGTTCTGTAGCCCACCCAGAAGTTTTCCCACCACTTCGCCTCTGGATACTCAGCTTCAATGACGTATGCAATCTCTCGATCTGTAATCAGCATTCTCAATACCCTCAAGTTCTACTTAGTAAGCCTCGACCTGCCTTCCCAGCATGGACCCGAACGTTTCGCCGTATGTTCCTGCCATGACGACGCCAACGCATACATAGTTCGAAGGGAGACGCTTTGTCCCGGCGCTGCCATTCACAGCCAGCGTGTATTCCGAACCAGTCCAGCGTATTGACTGTGTGTGAGCCGCTGGTGTGAACGTGCTGGGCTTGCTGCTGACCTCAGACCAAGTGGGCCAGCGCGTAGCTGTCGCAGGCACACCGGACGTAATATTGCCCCACGAGTGGTTGTGAGCCGCTGGCGCGAACGTAGTTGGCTTGCCCCCGACGTCGCCCCATGCAATTGCCAATGCAGCCTTAACCTGTGCCGGAGTGGACGGGCGAATGTAGTCGCTACCGATCGTCCCGGTTCCCGTGTAGATATGAGTGATTGACCCATTCGTGGTGGCATACGTCGATCGGAATAACCGAGCCCATACGTCCCCCGACGAATTTCGCATCATCGGTGTGCTTGGGGTAGCAGCGTCTGTGAACTCACCAGAGTGGTAGACGCGATTCGTGCCTACGTAGTAATGTCTGTTCGATTCGACGCGGTCAGATTTCAGCGTAAAGCTGGTGTTGTGCGTATAGGAGTGAAACGATATGTCGTCACTCTCTTCGCCGCCCTTGCCAACATACCAAGTGTTCGCGCTTCCATCAGAATTCTGCCCCTGCAGGTAAGAAGCGCCATCGTTTCTAATCTGCACATACCTGTCGATAACCGGCGCTGCACGGTCGACTGGCGTGTAACCTAGCGCGTCTTGCTTTTCAGCAATAGTGATACCTAACGCGACGATCTGCGCTTGCAGCTTCCCGAAGGCGTCGATTACGCTATCCGTTGCAGCTATGGCTGCATTAGCGGTTGCGCTCAAGCCGTCGAGCACCACTTCGCGCACGCGTGCAGCTGTGAAGTATTTGTTCGTTGCTCCTTCGGGAACCGCGTCAGTGCTTCCAGGCGACGGCGATATCTCGACGTAACCAGTCCCGCTCCACCGATACTGCGCGTTTGCCGACTTGTCGACGTAAATCTTCCCGCTCTCTCCCGATGCAGGAAATTCAGGAACCGTGTCGAACTCCAGCACGTCGTCGACGTAGCTGGGCAGATGAATCGCTGGAATTTTGGCATCTGCATCCAAGGGCGCGACGCCGTTAGCAGCACCTTTCTGGCTCGCCTCGATCTTCTCGCTAAGCGCGGCAGTCAGACCCGGAATTTCTGCAATGGTGGGCGGCTTAACCGTCGAGAACGTGCGCTCCCAAGCGGTCCAGACGCCCGAATAGCGGCCCCGGAAAGCGAAGCACCCGCCGTTGATGCTGCCCTGGTTGTTATACGGCACGGCGATCTGGGTGATGTTTCCATCGCCATTTCGCCCGCTACCGTATTCAAGATTCCAGACAAAGAAGTATTGCCCGAAGCCGGGACCGTTGGTGTGACTCCCCAATAGCAGCACCGGGCCAATCCCGGGCTTCGTGTTGGTTGAGTCGTTCCAATCGAGAACGCCCGCTGTGGTCGTTGCGCCACCAAAGCGAAGCAGCGCTGGCGTCGAGACAGGTTTGTTAGCGTCTGACGTATTGTTGACGCTGCCCAACCCCAGATTCGCACGCGCGGTTGCGGCATTGGCAAGGTCGCTCAGGTTGCTTTCTTTCGCAAGCTTGGTCTCTATCTCCGCGACAACGTCGCTCAGGTCAGTTACAAGCTCCCATTGCGCAGGCTCGACCGCGACCAGCTGATACAGCTTGCTTTCGTCTTCCCTGAAGCACTGCATGCCCACTATGAGGTTAGTGGTGGGGAACGCACTGCCCGCGTTGTTGGATATCGCGGTTTTGTCGTTGTCCAGTATCGCCCCCAGCGACGCGCTGATCTTCATGCTGGGGCTGATTTCGGTATAGTTCTGCATCGTTAGTATCCGTGCGCTGCCCATGCAAAAACCCCTGACGACAACGCGCCGTCAGGGGTTCGCATAATTGCGGTGAAACCTAATAGATCAATGTCGACAACGTCAGGGGTGGCGGGCACGCCAACGCCGCCCTTGGTGGTCAGGACAACTTCTGGGATGATGTGAAATTCACGGTTGAAATTGACCCGCACGCCGTTAGCGGCAACCTCAATCGTTGCGCTACCACGGTCAATGATGTCTGGCACGTCAACGACTGCTTGAATGTTCGTGAGCATGCCCCGGTCAGAGTTCTTCGAGCTCAACACCGCCCTGAACATGGCCTTCTGGTATTCGTAGTCGCCCGGCATGAAGTCGCGCCAGTTCGAATAGCCAGCGGGACGCCCGTATTCGATCATCTGCTTGAACGCGTCAAGCGAAAGATCGCCATTGCTTAGAATCATGTCGCTTACTGCGAGGTCGCCCGCCCGTTCCAAACCTGCGTATATGCGGGCGAACTCGTATATGCGATGCTCCACCGCGAAACTTATGGGGTCTGCTATTCCAAGTCCTTCTATGAGGTCTCTGTTGTATTTCGCAGTGCGACCCCACGCTTCGGAGATTAAAAGCGGCGTAATGCTGTTGCGAGTAATCTCGCGCCAGTCACTCTCGTGCGTAATGTCGAAATACTCGAAAGTGGACACCGTCGCTTGACGGCTATCAACGGACTCAAGCGCCAACTGCGTTTCGAATGCAAGGTAGGCGTCCCAAACGTGGGCCTTGAAGTCGCTAATAACAAAAGGCTGAATAGAATGCTTGGTGACATTCTTGATTGGCGCTTGATCGATAACCGACAGCGCCTGGCTGATACTCTTAGCGCCCTGCTTGCGGTGAGTCGGCTCGACAACCAGGTATTCTGTCCGGCTCAGACCAAACGCATTGGCGAGTGCGTCGCTTAGGCCGAACGCGCTGGAGAATTCACGGTAGAACTGCGCAGTCTTGGCATGGGACGAAGCCACCGAGAATTCGTCTACGAGCTCCAGGGAAGTTGCGAACCTCGTGCGATCTGCGATCGCCAGCGACTCCACAAAGCGCAGGTTGAAGTCGATTAGGTCTGTGTAGGACTCGCACAGGTGAAGGTTGCGCGCGAAAGGCAGATGAACCGATTTCTTACTGGAGTCGATGAGTCCCAGCGATTCAGCAAAATTCTTGAAGAACAGCTTGCCCTTAAAAACACTATCGAGCACAGACAGGGGTGTTGAGCAGGTCAGCTGCCAAAGGTTGATGGCGAAGCTTCCAAACTCAGACCCCTCGTGTTCGGGCGAATCCCAGGCTACATTGGTCGCAGTAGCCCAGGTATATTCTTCGCCCGCGATACGCTCGACAGCGGTAGTCACGTTGCGTCGCTATCCACCGATTAACTCATCGTGAACGTGAAGACAACCGAAAGCGTGTCGTCAGCGCCCTTGTTGATGACGTTGAACACCACGCGGTCAAGCATGGTTCCGCCAGTCGCGGCATTGAACACAGCTGATTCGGTGATTGCACCCGTTGCCACACCCGGCGCGAACGTGGCACTGAAGGTGAACGTCTTGGTGCCCGTGACGTGTTCGTAGACTGCGGCTTGTCGGGGCGTCAGTTCGTCCACCAGGGCGGTCTGGCCCGCTGCAGCAGCGGTTGTTCCCTCGCCCACCCCAATGTGGGTCATGACACCGGGGCGGCCCGTGCCTTTGCCAATCGCGTCAGCGATGAAGTCGAACCCCACGTCGACGATCATGTTGTCTTTGTGAAGCACTTGGGTGCTGCCATCCGCGCGCTGCAAAATCGCCTTCATCGCGCCGTGCAACTTGAACTTATCGTTACTCTTCAAAGTGTTCTCCCAGCCATATGCTGATTGCTTGAATAGTGAGTGCTCACACACATTTGGACTCGTGAGCGGCGACAAACTAAGTCGCATTGCTCACGAGTGTAAGTGAGCTCTTACTTACATTTCAAGGCAAGTCATTCCAGTTCAGAAGGACTTCAGCAAATGTTGCACGGGGGGCGAACTCGCTTACCATCATCTTCGCGCCCACCTCTTCGCCAGCCCCCAAGCGTCCGACGAAAAGCTTGCGTTGGGTCGCGGTCTGCACGACGGTAACCAAGATGGGGTCATCTTTCGCTGCGTCGACCCCGACCTGCATTGCTTCGCCAGCATCGCTAAGCAGCTTCACAGCGCCCGCGACTTCGCTGTAGTAGATGCGTAAGAACTTGCTGCCATCAGCGGTCTGTAACGACGCTATTTTTCTCTCGAACACACCCTCAAGATCGATCTGTGGGCTAACCCAA